AAACTTAAAAAAAAAGACGGTTGGAAAGCCGTTAAATTTGATTATAAATATTTTAGAAATGACAACACTAACAAATAATTTTTCTTTGGAAGAAATGATACAAAGCCAAACTGCTTTGCGTAATAATTTAGATAACACTCCAAACGAATCACAAATAGAAAATCTTAAAGGTTTATGCGAAAATGTTCTTCAACCTTTAAGGGACTACTATCAATCGCCAATAAAAGTAACTTCAGGTTTTCGTTCTGAAAAACTAGCTACATTAATTGGTTCAAAACCTACAAGCCAACATTGTAAAGGAGAAGCTGCAGACTTTGAGATACCTGGTTATGACAATAAAGAGGTTGCTTCCCATATCAAAAATAATTTTGACTACGATCAGCTTATTTTAGAATACTATGATGAATCCGATAAAAATTCTGGTTGGATTCATTGTTCTTTTAAAAGTTCGGACAATCGTAAGCAAAATTTAATTAAAGATAAATCTGGTTATAAAGAATGGCTATAAATTATAGGGGCGAAACTTTTAGGGGTTATAACAAACCTAAAAATGATAGAACCAAAACAAAAAAATTTGCAGTACTTGCTAAATCTGGAAGCACAATAAAATTAATTAGATTTGGTGATGCTAATATGACAATTAAAAAATCTAATCCAAAAGCTAGAAAGTCTTTTAGGGCTAGACATAGATGCGATACAGCAAATAATAAACTAACAGCAAGATATTGGTCTTGCAAAAAATGGTAACAATAGGAGGAATTATGCCATACGGAAAAGGAACATACGGAAGCAAAAGAGGAAGACCACCAAAAAAAAATAAAAAAAAGAAAAATAAAAAGAAGAAGTAAGTTATGAAGAAAGGTTATCACAGAACAAAAGATGGTAGAGTTGTTAAAAAAGGACTCTATTACTACATGAATAAACGCAAAAAATCTGGCACTAGTAGAAAAGGAAAAGGAACTGTAAGCGATAAAGCATTAAAGCGTTCCTCTAGGACTGCCAAAAAGCGTTAGGTGTAGCTTTCGTTGAAAAGCTGGGATAGTTGGTGGGCAAGAAAAAAAACAAAATACAATTAGCAATAGATGTGGGGAAATGCAGATATTGTAAAAAAAATATTGTTAATACCGATTCTTTTGTATCTTTTTATAAAAGCGGTCATGCTCATTATCTTTGCATGAAAAAAGATGATGAAAACAAATCTTCTAAATTTAGTTGGTAATCAACTTTTCCAAAAATTCATAGCATTTTTTAAGTAATCAGGGTCTAAATCATTTTTCCATTTAAACGATTCGAAATCCGGTTGAATGTAATTTTTAAGTACATTTACATCATGGCTTATTCCTAAAAGATTTTGTCTTACTTTACATCTTTGAAGAAAGTTAGGTAGTCTTGACATTATGCTTTCCGGTTTAAGAAATTCGTAATTTTCGGCACTAAATACTTTAAAAGTATCTTCGTTAATATAACAAATATATATTGGTAAGCCGGTTGCGTAATGGTAAAAATCTGTCTGCAAAAGGTGGTCGCTAGTAGGTGCTTCCGGTAGCTTTGCCGTTAGCCAAGATTTAGTTCCGTCTTTTTTTACTCTTCCTCTTCTAGGAAACTTACATTTATCCTCAATTATAACTTTACCTTTAAAATCTGCGTAGCCATGAACCGGAATTTCTATACCATCAAATACTTTATATGTTTCTATTTCCGGCTTACAATCTTGATAACCTGGAATTGTTTTGTGGGCTTCATGTCCATTAATAATCATTCTTTCAACTATGTCGCAATAATGATTATAAGCGTCTATTTCAATAGGATCTGGGATAAGACCATTTAATTTGTCTTGAACCGGAACAAACATCAATTCCC